GCAGGTAGTGATGGTTCTCACATATTATCTAATATGCCTTGTGATAATATTCCCTTCGTTACAGTAACTCCTATTCCTATGCCACACAGATTTTATGGAAGATCAATTTCAGAATTAGTTGAAGATGTTCAGTTAATGAAATCTACTGTGATGCGACAGTTGTTAGACAATATGTATTTAACAAATAATAACAGAGTTGCGATCATGGATGGTATGGTTAATATGGATGACCTACTTACGACTAGACCTGGTGGAATCGTTAGAACTAAACAACCACCGAATCAAGTTTTACAACCGCTACAAGCTCAACCAATTTCACAACAAGCTTTTCCTTTATTAAGTTATTTAGATTCAGTTAGAGAAGGTAGAACTGGTGTTTCAAAAGAAGCTCAAGGTTTAAGTCCTGATACATTAAATGCTAAAACTGCAACTGGTGTAAATGCTTTGATGACGCAAACTCAAATGAGATCAGAATTGATTGCTAGAGTCTTTGCAGAAACAGGTGTTAAAGAATTATTTAAAAAAATATTTGAACTAATGGTTAAGTATCAAGATAAAGAAAAAATTATTATGATGAGTAACCAATACATTCCAGTTAGACCTACTGAGTGGAGAGATAGATTTAATATATCAATCGTTGTAGGATTAGGAACTGGTTCTAAAGAACAACAAACTATAATGTTAAATTCTATTTTAGAAAGACAGATCCAAGCTTTCCAATTACAAGGCGGTAGAGAATTACCAATGGTTAGTCTTAAAAATATGTATAACACTTTAACTAAAATGGTTGAAAATGCTGGACTTAAAAATGTAGATACTTACTTTGTTAATCCTGATGTTGGTAAACAAATGATGCCACCTCCTCAGCCACCACCACCATCTCCAATTGAGAAAATAGAATTTACTAGAATTGATGCTGAGAATAAAAGAAAAATGGCAGATATTGAAATTAAATACAAAGAGTTAGAGCAAGACAATAAAAAATTAATGTTAGATTTTGAATCTAAAATGAAAGAAATGTCTTTAAAATACAATACCCAATTAGATAGTGCAAAAATTAAAGCTGATGCCGAAATGGAAAAAATGGTTTTCTCTGAACAGAGTAAAATACTTGACCAAGCACAAAAATCGACTAATATGTTTCAACAACAAGTAAAAGGACTAAATGGAAACGCAAGACCAGACGAACAGGTCGGTGGAAGTGAGCCGATCCAACGAAGCGAAACAAATACTGGGGAGTAAACTTTTTCAAGAGAGCATGGAAACTCTTAAAAAAATTTATTCTGAAGCACTTCTTGAAAAAACAGGTGCTGATGAAAGTGAAACCAGAGAAAAACTTTGGATCGCTTATAATGTTGTAGGTAAAGTGGAACAACACTTACATACAATAGTTGAAACTGGAAAACTTGCATCTAAACAGTTGGAAGATTTCAGACAGCAACAGAATAATACAAAATTTTAACCACTAAGGTTAGAATAAGCCAAGTCGAAAGACAGCTTAACAATAGGAGGACTTAAATGTCTGACGGAAACCCCTTACTGAACAATGAGTCAGTACAAGGTGCGGCTAAAACTATTGAAGGTTTGATGGACTCTGACGGAGTTATCAACAAATCTACAAAAGAAGCAACACCAGTTGAACCAAAAGAAACTACAGAAGTAGAATCTGAGGTTGAGCAAAAACCAGAAGCTCAAGTTGAGGAAACTCAAGAAGTTGCTGAAGAAGAACAAGCATCAGAAGATGAAAATGCAATTGAAGAACAAACAACCGATCTACACCAAGTTACTGTTAATGGTGAAAGGATTGATGTTGACCTTGACGAATTAAAAGCAGGTTATCAAAAAGATGCCGACTACAGACGAAAAACTGAGGAGATAGCAATCGAAAAAAGAGAGCTTAAATCTGAAGAAGATCGTTTGAAGAATCAGTATTCGACCAAGATGGACGATTTAAATTCATTAGTGGTTACTTTAAATGCTGAGATTAACAATGATGTAAATTCTAAGGAGCTTGATGCTCTTTGGGATGAAGATCCAACTGAGGCTGCTAGAGTTGATCGTAAAATTAATAAACGAAAACAATCAATTCAACAAGCACAGCAAAAATTGAGAGAACACCAAAATGCTCAATTTCAGGAAGTGTTAAAAGGTGAACAAAGAAAACTTCACTTAAAACATCCTGTACTTGCTGATCCTATGAAGGGTAATGCAGTTAAGTCAGATATTATGGGTTATTTAAGTTCTAAAGGATTCTCAAATGAGGATGTTTCAAGAATTTATGATTCAAGAATGTTTGATGTCATCATGGATGGAATGAAAGCTAAAGCGAATAAACCCAATTTAGTAAGTAAAAAAGTTAAACCATCTAAATTTGTTAGGTCAGGCGTTAAAACTACTAAAGAAGATATAAATAGTCAAACTAGGTTGAATAAGATTAAGACGTTGAAGAAATCAGGAAGTACAAAAGATGCTACCGATTTATTGATGCGTTATCTATAAATAATAACCTAACGGAGAAAATAAAATGGCTACATATCAAACATACCAAGCTATAGGAAACAGAGAAGACTTAGTTGATATTATATATTCAATTAGTCCAACTGAAACACCCTTTATGTCTGGCGTTGCAAAAACTAAAGCAACAAACACACTACATGAATGGCAAACAGACGCACTAGCACCAGTTGCTGCGAATGCTGTTGTTGAAGGAGCTGACATAAGTTACGTTACTGTAACACCATCAGTTAAAGAAACTAACTACACTCAAATTTCTACTAAAGGAATTAAAGTTTCAGGAACTCAAGATTCTGTAACTTCTGCTGGAAGAAATAATGAGTTAGCTTACCAAGTAGCAAAAGGTGCTAAAGAGTTAAAAAGAGATATGGAAGTAGCTCTTTTATCTAACGTAGCAAAAGCTGCTGGTAATGCAACAACTGCTAGAAAACTAGGTGGAGCTCCAACATGGTACGAAACTAATGTTGATGCTGCTTCTGGTGGATCAGGTGCTGGTAACGGTGCTATCAGAACTGATGGTACTGCTCAAAGAGCATTTACTGAAGCTCAGTTAAAAGGCATCTTAGTTAGCTGTTACAATGAAGGCGGAAACCCTAACATGATTATGGTAAATGCTTTTAACAAACAGAAACTATCTGGCTTTACTGGTGGTTCTACTAGATTTGACGCTGCTGAAGATAGAAGATTAATTACTTCTATTGATGTATATGAGTCAGACTTTGGAACTATGCAAGTAGCTCCAAACAGATTTATCAGAGGTGCTAATGGTACTGCTGCTAAAATCGGTCAAGATGCTCACATCCTAGATATGGAATACTGGGCAGTTTCTTTCTTAAGAGATTTTTCACTACAAACTCCTGCACAAACAAGTGATGCAGATCAGAGATTTATGGTGGCTGAATACACTCTTGAGTCAAGAAATGAAAAAGCAAGTGGTTTAATCACAGATTTAACTACTTCATAATAAATAGATTTGCTTGGGGTGTAACCTTAAAAAAACTACACCCCATTCAATTAAACAAAATGTTGAAATCTTAATAAGGTTATAGATGGAACAACTAACGGAGAAAAAAAATGAGAACATTAAACGACTACTTTATAACATCTGCAATTCCAGACGTATCAACAGCATCACAAACTTTTGTTTGTGTGCCTGATGGTGGAAGAATTGTTAAAATTATTACACATAACAAAGCAGTTACAACTGGTACAGCGGCTATTTCTTTTGAAATAGGTGGTATAGCAGTAACTGGTGGTGCAATTAGTCATACTGCTACAGGATCAGCTGGTAGAATAGCAACTGCTGAACCAACAGCTCTTAATAGAGTTGAAGAAGATGGAGCTATTGAATGTATCACTAATGGTGGATCTACAAATACTTCTAAAATGGAAATTACTTTCGTAATTAGAAGATAATAGTATATAACAATATTTGGGGGATCTTGCCTAGCGGTATTTCCCCCTTAAACAATTAGGAGAATAATATGAGTTTTAATTACGGACTAAGACCTACTACACATCAAGGTAAAACAAGTGGTGGAACATCAGCACAATCTGCTGCATTTGGATCACAAACTGAATATGTAAGAATAGCAGCAACTGCTGACGTATATATTTTATTTGGTGCAAACCCAACTGCGGTTGCAACTGCTGCTTCCTCAACTATTTTTATACCTGCTGACCAACCTGAAATTTTTAAAGTTTCACCAGGTGAGAAAGTAGCTTTTATTGGTACTGCTGAAATTTCTATTACTGAAATGTCTGGCTAATGGCTAAACAAAATTTTACATATTATGTAAAAAGAGATCAGAATAAAAAACGACCAGGTTGCCATAAAAAATCTCAGAATAAATCTGAGTGTAGGCAAAAAAGTCAGAATAGATATAAAGGTCAAGGCAGATGAGAAAAGATACAATTATTGATGGTCTAAAAAAAGAAACTTTTCTTTTAGACGAAATGGAACAAAAAATTATTATAAATGAAGAAATTAATATTGATCCTCATTTAAAACATAATAAGACATTACTTAATCAAGATGATGGTTATTCAAAATCAAGAGATTTAAAAAGAGTTGCTAGTATTCCAACTTTAGCTTTAAGTGTCTGGGCAAAAGAGTATAATGGTGATAATAATTGGTTTGCACTTCCATCTGATGTACAAAACAAAATATTAAAAAAAAAATTAAACAGTAATGAATTTCAATATTTCAAAACTGCGGAAGGTAATTTATAATGGCATTAGCAACTTACTCAGATTTAAAAACATCATTAGCAAATTGGTTAAACAGAACTGATTTAACAACAGAGATAGCTGAAGATTTTATTGTCTTAGCAGAAAAAGATTTCAATTCTAAATTAAGAGTTAGAAAAATGATTACTCAATCTGCAATTACAGTTGATTCTGAATTGGTAGCTTTACCAACAGGATTTTTACAAGTAAGAGATTTTTATATTTTACAAGGTGGAGTTAAATATCCTTTAAACTATATTACTCCAGCTCAAATGGATCAGATTAAAGGAACATCAACATCTGGAATGCCTTCTACTTATACAATTTTAGGAGATAATTTAAGATTTGCTCCTGTACCATCATCTTCATATTCAGGTATTATAAATCATTATAAAGAATTTGATCCTCTATCAAGTTCTAATACTTCAAATTATATTTTAACAAATCATCCTGCTATTTATTTATATGGATCATTATATCATGCTTCTAATTTCTTAGGTGGTATTGAACCTAATCAAGCAGGACAATGGGAAAAAATGTATCAAACAGCTTTGGAAAGACTTGACAGAAATGATAAAGAAGATTCTTATGGAAATGCACCTTTACAACAAAGATCAGATGTAAGTGTGGCAGGTTCATTTAATGATATAAGTAGATTTTCTACAAACAACAATAGTTAGGAATATTAATGCAAGTACCTTTTGGAGAATGGCTACCTGACCAACCAGAACATAATAATCCTGGTGCTAATGTAGCTAACAATGTTTACTATGCTTTAAATTCTTATAAAAGATTTCCCTCTCTAGTTAATTATTCTACTAATGCTCTACCAAAAGATTCAAGAGGAGCTGGTTCTTTTAGAGATAATACTAATACTGTTTTTAATTTCGTAGCAACACAAGATACTATTTATGCCTTAACTGGCGGAGCATTTTCTGAATTAGGTGCAGGTGGATTATTATTATCTACAGCTAAAGCTTCATGTACAATTACAGTTTCTGATTATGCAAATATTGCAGCTGGTAAAACAATTACTTTATCAAAAAATGATGCTTCAACT